CAGCTTCACAAGAGCATCATCAATAAAGATGGGATCAGTCCCATCCTTACAACGGAACTCTTTCACGGTAAAGTTTGCAGACAGTTTCTTGCCCCCATCCTTTGCCAGCGAATATGCGTTAATTGCCATTTTCTTTTTTTCCTTTCCGGCTCAATGCCTTACCGCAGCCGCCCGCGCAGCACTCAGCGTACAGCACGGCAAACTCTCCGCGTTCTTCGGTCGTGTCTACTCCCGCCGCTTCCAGCTTACCGAGCAGCGTTTCGCACAGATCAGGCCACTTTCTTTCCATCGTTCTTTCCCTTCCAGAGCGTTTCCTCTGGGTCTGTCTTTCCGTACTTCCGTACAGCATCAAGATAAATCTGGTTCAGCCGCCACCGTAGACTCTCACTCTCCGTGTGTTCCAGCAGCCCCTTAATACTGGCAGCACGGCGTTTGAACGCTTCTTCATCCATCTGCCCGGAAGCGTAAAGCTCTGATATTTTCTTGACCTCCCGTTTCAACCGGCCAACCGTGCTTTTGCGCAGCTTCATGTAGGCGGGCCAAATGCGCACACCTACAAACTCCACGCCCATCCGCACCGGTCGGATGCAGGTTTTATTGTTCAGGTCAAGCTCCAACTCTTCATGCAGGAATGTTTCGATCTTCTCTTTCCACTCGTGCAAGGTTTCCTTGTTCTCCCCAAGGATTACAATGTCGTCCATGTACCGGATGTAGTAGTGGATTTTCAGAACGTGCTTGCAATACTGGTCAAGTTCGTTCATGTAAATATTGGCGAAGAGTTGAGAAGTGAGATTGCCTATCGGCATCCCCACTTCGTACAACCATTCCTCCGGCGGGGTATCTTGCGGGGCTTTGCCGCGGGGCAACCCGAACGGCTCTGCTCTGCTGTTTACCACGCTTCCGAGGAACTTCATCAACTCCGGGTCTTTGATACGCTTTGCCAAAATTTTCAGTAGCTTCGCATGGTTCACACGGTAAAAGAACTTGCTTATATCCAGTTTCAGGTAGTACCATCCCGGCCCCGGTTTCCGGTCTACTTGCCGCATCCAGTATTGTAACCGTGCTGCGGCCTTGTGGCTTCCCTTGCCTTTGCGACAGGCATAGGAGTCCTCAATAAATAGCCGGTCGTAAATCGGATTGAGGTATTGGTACAGTGACCATTGCACGATCCGGTCAGGGTATGGCAAGGCCATCACTAACCGCTTCTTCGGCACGGACACCCACAGTTTCCGGTATGGGCCGAGCGGACAGTCCACGGCGATCATCTGCTCTTGAATCTGAAACAGATTGTGTTCCAGATTTGCAGTAAACGCCAGCACTTCCGCCCGGTATCGTTTGCCCTTGCGGGCTGAGTGGTCAGCTTCTACGAGGTATTCAAACTCGCAGATCACATTCCACGCATTTTGAATTGTGTTTATTTCGTTTGGCATTTCTGCCCTCAATTCCACCGCGCCGCGCGTAGCGTTTCCGTTTTCGCGGCAATACATATTTTTTCCGGTCGTGCTGACCGGAACGGAAACGGATTCCTTTAGACCCACACACCGACTGCGACCCGTAGATCACAGCCCCCATATCCGGCGTGGAATCCCGCCGAACAAAAATGTTCTTGTGGTGTAAAGCGGAACGGCCCCCGTTGTTCGTCCACGAATTAGAGCGCGGATTGTTGAGGTTCAAGTTGAACACACCGGCACTCTCGCCATTGTTCCAGTTGCCGCCGCGGATCGGACACGCCGTAAATAACCCGTTCCTGTATGAAAACGGCAGGCTTTAGAGCGAAGCAATGTAGCCGCCCAACAGCCTGCCTATTTCATCGTTGAATTTCGCCCACGTTGCATATTGGTGCATCGTCAAGGGCGGCGGGTACTTGCCCCCGTGTAAATCTTTACTCGCCGCCAGCCGGACAAACTTTCTCAATACAGCCAGCTCCACGTCCATATTTTGCGTGGTGGTCTTTTTGAAATATCGCCGGTCTATCTCAACGCTATACCGGAGAATTGCCAACATACTTCTGCGAAGTTCATCGGCCAGCTCACGGTCTTTCCGAGGAAAGCTCATTGTGAG